ACGCCTTCATGCTTGCTTCCTGCGTAACCACATCGCCAGTCTGATCTAGGTTGTCTAATGTTGCAAAACCTGAGACTGTTCTTTTTTCTCTGTTGACCTTCGTGAACGGAACTGATAAATTAATAACGTTTCCGTTAGAAGACCAATGGGATTTTTCAATGGTCATATGTGTATATTATAGGCTTTTATATATCTAAAGGCAAATAACTAGTTGAGTAGGACTACTCGACTTGTCTGCCGTCACCCTTTGCATTTCTACCTTCCCCTGAATTATCTGGGGAATTTGCTTCACGCTCCTGATCCCTGGTTCTGCTATTTAAAGCTTCAGCTTTAATTTCGGCGGCCTTAGCAGCTAAATCTACTACCTCGTCTCCGCCTTCTCTTGGGACCATACCCTTTCTAATTCTAATTTCATTAGGGGTAACTACTTGTAATCTTAAATATCTTTCATCAATTTTAGACTGAGTATCTTCATCGGTTAAACTTAATTCATTAAATTTAAGAACTAGGGCATCAGTCATTTCTTGAATAATTTTATTTAATTTCTTTTCAAGAATATCTTGCGATGGACGGCATACCTGCTCCTTAAATGTCTTATCGGCATCCCTAGCATTTGCCAAAGATATTCCAGTAGCCGTTCCAATTTTATTAATTGGAACTCTGTGTGCCATCAATATTTCATCTCTATTTGCTTGACGATAAACATTAAATGAAGACTCTTGTGCGCCCGCCTCAATTGGTTCCATCTTAAATTCTGTTTTAGAATCTGGAGAATCTGGTGGCAATGGAATATATAGAGATCTGTGGTTTTTGCCACGAAGCCCAACTTGGAAAAATTCTAGCAACTTACGCTCAGATTCAGGAGATAATTTTGCTCCCTTAACCGTAATAATGTAGCGAGGGACTGCCTTGTTTTCAAAATAATCTAAGTTATATTTGCCAGCAAACTCATTTCCTGCCATAGCATTTTGTGCTGCAATAATATCTGGAATTCCATAATAGTTATTCTTAGGTGTATATTTCTTCAAGTGAATAAGTTCATTAGGACGATCTGTTGCGCCTGCTATTGGATTAGGAGTTTCGGTGTCTCCAAAATTACGGAAGAATACAGCCTTACCGTATAACAACTGCACAAAACCGTCTCTAAGGCGCCTTACACGCATTGTCTTTGAAGGGATGTGTCCGATGTACCCTATCTTGCCAGAAGTCGTTCTACCGACCTCTAGATAGCCATTACCAGTGGCTTCTACGTCAGTGTAGAACTTAATAAGTGTTTCTTTAAATGTTTCCTCTTCATTGCAATCTTCTAGCCACTCATGTAAATCTTGTTTAATTCTATTTAATTTTCTGCGGGCTCTTTCTAATTGTTTTTCATCATTAATACCATCTAACATATCTGTAGTTTTTCTAGATTCAATAAAATCAAATCCAAGGCCTACAATATTAGAAACCTTAGCATTAATTGCTGCATAATTATATGGGGAAATTTCATATATTGTGGATAAATAATCTAAATTATATTCAGGCATTACAAGATCAAATAGGGCATATCCGCTAACTGCCTGCTGAGTTAATAATTGCTGGGTTCCAGTTCCTTCGGTCCCGACAAATTTCTTTTGTATATCTCTGCTTGCTTTTCTTCTTAATGCTGGACTAAGTCCAGATAATTTTAAAAGCTCTTCGCCTTCTAGGGAAAATGAATCATTGTTTTTTTGAGTTATACTAGAATTAAATCTAATCCAGTCTGTGATATTTGATATTTCTACATCATTTGACAATGTGTCTTCTTCGTACTCAATCATTTTGACCCTTCCTTAATTTAGCCGTTTCATCTTTATAAACACCTACATCTAATGGATCTGGTGTTAGGCCCCATCTTAGTCTCTGCTTTTGATACTCAAACTCTTCATCATCAATCTGCCTGCTTCCCTCAAGAAACTTTGGATTGCCTTCAGTAATTCCATATCCCCTTACTGCCTTGGCCAACAAATTGATTCTGTCTCTATTGTCTTTCATTGACGCTATTGAAAGGAAATTACCATCATCGTCGCCTATCCACCTGCCATCTGGCATTTCCCAGACGTACACGCCCAGCCTGGTTTCATTTTCTTTAACCTTTGCATTGATCTTTTTAATTTCCATAGGTAATCATTTTACCACTTTCGGTGCCTCAAGTCCAGCTTTTTGTCAATTAAAATGACAAAACTATATATTATTTAACAGAACCCTGTCTCTAGAATATGTCTTGACTGCTTCTTCTGTGATCTGAATGACAGAATCACTAGCCTCAATAATATCTTTTCCAATATACAGGTTATAGTGTTTCAAGTGGTCTACTGACTCTAAATCATATATAGCTATATTTTGATAGGTATTATTATCTAGTACTCCTGATCTGTTCCCGCCATCCTGTTTCCCGTTTATCCAAATCTGGCCTGTCATTTCAGATGACGATTTTATAAGAATATAGTTAGGCTCATCAACATATAAATAGTTAGAGATATTATTTTGAGAAGTTATATCTTGACCATTAACATACAAATTTGAGATATTTGTCTTTGTTATTGTGCCATTGGTGGCCCAATACAAAGATGACTCTACCCCGTCTGTTTTATTGTAGAACAAATATCCAGAAGATAATGATTTTGGACAAAATATCATCTCAAGATAATTTATGTCTTTTAATGTATTTATATAAAAGACTGAATTATCAGGAGTAATTCCATTATCCTTTTCTCTTAATAATATATTTGAATTTGTGTTGGATATAGATATTTCCCATGAGTCTCCTAAATTTGGTTGCTCAACAGAAATTATACTGCCGCCGCCATGGGCTAAAAGCTTTTTCTCATCATAAAAATGTATTTTTATATAATACAATTCTGGAACATATTTTTCAGAATCATCAGATTCAAATGTTACTTTTATTGCTATAACTTTTTTATTTAAAAAATCAGAACCCTGGCTAAATCCAGGAAGAGCCTTACCGTTTTCACACTCTTGCCAAGTAGACTGATTATCTGTAGAAATATAAACTGACACTCCGTCACTAGCCAGTATTTCCAATTTGGAGGAAACAAAATTTTTCCAGTGTGGTAAGCTAATTACTTTTATAAATTCTCCATAACTTGAAGACGGGGAAAGATATAGGCTATTAGTATATTCTCTGTACAATATATTATCGTCTACGTGATATTGCCAATCTAACAGTGCTGGAAAAGACACGGTTGTGTTTATGTTCTGATACATTTCAGAAGCTTTAAAAATTTCTCCAGAGTCTGGCAAAACAATGTTTGACTCTGTGTTAGAAATAAAATTATTATAATGGTTTAGAATTTGATTAGGAGACAGGGAATATCTATAAATTGCTGGAGCATCTACAATAAAATATTTGTTTATAGGTGCTGGACCACAATTAAAAGACAAAGATTCGTTGGTAAAATTTATTTTTGATATTGATTTATTAGCAACTAAATTTCCGTTTAAATATAATGACATTGATTTAACTGAGTATATAGCTACAACATGTAAAGACCTACTAGGATTTGGAACCGAATATTCAATCTGTTCTTGCTCTAATTTAAACACTATATTGCCATTATCCCAATACACTCCTATTCCAGATGAGTCTGCTAATATTGGAGTTAATGTTGTTAAACTTTTAGGATGAAACCATATTTCAAGAGAGAAATCATTGTCAGAAGTTTTACCTGTTCCAAATCCTCCTACGCCATTCAGGCCACTAAAATCTTTAGTTATTGAAAATTCTAAATAATTTGTATTAGTTATTTTCGTAGCACTAGATCCTCCAGAAACTATTGGAATTGAAGTATTTAATATATTGCCAACATAGCTTCCATTGTTGCCGCATCCAGAACTATCATATGCGACTGACCCAACAACCTCATCAAGTTTCCAGAAACCTAGTGGGAGGTCTTTTAATACGTTATGATAATATGACATTTTTATATTATATCAGTATAGCTTTTATACCCAGTATCCCTTTGCTATATACCTTGAGTTGTTTGTTGCTGGATTATGTTCTATTTTAAATGTAGAAGGAGAGATTATAATGCTGCCTGCCTCTGGTTTAAATGCAGGCCTACCAGATACAGTTACCTCTCCGCCATCAAATGAATTATTAATATATAGTCTTGCAGTATACCTACCATGTGATGTAAAAACATCATCAGTATTATTTTCATTAAACTTTTGAATAGAATATGTTGTTTCTAGGTTAACATCATCTTCAATGTTATTAAATATCTTATATTGTCCAAAACAATAGTGGAAAGTGGCTTTTAAATTATTTATTAAAAACAAAGCTCTTCCATCTATTGGTTTTTCTTTATCACTAAAATCTGAGGAAAAGATTTTTTCATATCCCCATTCTCTATCTTGCCAGCTACTAATTAAATTATCTTTAGATGGTTGAGATTCCGTCTCTTCAATAAATTGTATATAATTACCTATTTCTTGAAGACAATAAGTAAAATAAAAAACTTTTGGAGAAAGTTCTTGAAAAACATACATTGCCATGATTTTATCTTTCTAGGCTGGAACAAAAACGCCGTCTACGAATTGTCCTTTGTTTAACCAAAATGATGGAACCATATATTTATTTCCGCTTTTTATTAAATGAGCTGTATGGCTATATGGATCTACTGATGGAAATATAATTACGCTACCAGCTTCTGGTTTAACGTGAAACATTATTCTATTATGATTTAGCGGACTATTAAAATCTTCAGCTGCGGCATCGTCTGTAGAAGTAAGAACTCCATCTTTAACATTAAAAGAAAGTTCTCCCCCCTCATAGTCGTCGTTTAGATACATTACCAAAGAATATCTTAATCTCTTATCTCCTTCTTGCTGATCAAAATGAGACCCCATAAAGGTTCCTGGCATATACTTTTTAATCGCAGTATCTGTCATCAATATTATTTTAGCATCATCATTTACCTTCTGTGCGTAATCTTCGCAAACTGCCTTCATGCCGTCAAAAATTTGACTATATATATACTTGGCCTCATCAAGAACATCGTCTTTACATTCTTTTAATACCTGCTCGATGGACAAACATTTAATTCTTTTATGTTCTCCATAGACATACATTTCTCCACTACATGCTGACCACTCTTCCCATTTAGTAATAAAGTCTGAAAAGTTGTCTGCTTGAGTAGATTCAATTAAATTAATTAATTTTTTTGGATCCTCAATTACGTTTTTATAATAATAAACATTGTCAAAAAGTTTTTCTGCTATCATTTTAACCTCCGAAAATAGTATATCATATTAATTAAATAAATCCTCTTTATCTGGATAAACAAAGGTTGGTTCCCATTCTGGATCCTGTTTAAATAACACATCTTCTCCGCTTGGATCTATCCAAAACATTGGGAGCATATACTTCCATCCAGATTTAACTAAATGTGCAGTATGACTAAATGGAGCAGGTGAAGGAAAAATTACAATGCTTCCTGCCTCTGGTTTAATGTAAAAGTCATATCTTCCTTCGTTTTCTGGGTCAAGTAGGTCATCTTTTAACGCATTTTCAGTTCCAGTTATTACACCATCCCTAATGCTAAAAGAAAGTTCTCCACCTTCATAATCATCGTTTGGCCAAACAACTAATGAATACAAAAGTCTTGTATCGCCTTCTTGCGAATCATGGTGAACGCCCATATAATTTCCAGCACGGTATCTGTGAACCCCAAATTGTTCTAAAAGTATAAGTTCTTTTTCAATGCCTTGTTCTTTTTTGTAATCTTCACACACTAACCTTATTGCATTAAAAAGTGGATCTCTAATTTTCGCAAACATTTCTTTTGTTTCTTCAGAAACTTCTTTGTCAATATTATAAACATTATTTAAAAGACATAATTTTTTATAACCATAAATGTATGGGTGCCCCATTGATCTATTTTCATCTACATCCCATCTATTCCAGGGAGTAAGAATTGGGTAGATATCTGGATAATTTTCAGAATCATTTACTAAATCTAGCCACTCTTTTATATTAGGAATTGCATTTCTGTAATAATAAACTTGAGGATGTAGTTCTTCACGAATCATTCCGTTTTCTAAAACTGTTGTTTTTTTCATTTAATTTAGTCCTCCAGTTTTTAAAGCTACATCTTTTTTAGCAGTTTGATCTGGACCTGGCTGCATTCTTTCTCCACGTTCTTTCATTTCAGCCCATTTTTCTGCATCCTCAGCTTGTCTTTTTCTTTGCTCAGCAATATCTTCTTCCCACAGTGCTCTTTTTTCTTCGCTATAATCTGCCTCTTCATTATCCCAAAAAGATCCTATAGTCCATCTTTCTCCGCTAATTATCATTTGAACTTCATGAATATTATGATGTCCTCCATTAAACGCTACCAACATTCCTGTTTTAGGTTGTATTGTAATATCATGGTCTCTAAAATTTAATGCCCCGCCTTCAAAATTATCATTTAAATAAAGAAATGCTGCCCATTTACTTCTTTCAAAAGAATTATATTCTTCTGAGTCAATTGCAGTATTGTCGGAATGGTATCCAGCGTATGCGCCTTCTACCCATTTTTGACAATGATAACTTACAAGCTTTACGGGTTTTCCTCTACAAATAGCGGTGGCTTCTTGAATTTTATCTTGAAGGGTTGTAAAAAAATCTGGTGGTAAATCAAATTTATCTTTATCCTCATCATCTGGTAAATTTGATGCAAACGAGTCGTAAAAAGAAATCGGCGCCCACAATAAACTTCCTTTTTCTGCAGAGTGCTCCCAATATTTTAAAACTTTATCGCATTCTTCTTTTGTAAGAAAATCTTCAAATATTAAAACATCTTCTTTAATTTTAGTTTGATTATTTAAATTATATGTCATTTTATTCTCTCCGCATTTTTATATATGTAATCATAATCTAGGGTTTGGTATTTACCCTCTTTTCGTTCTTGTTTTGTTCTTTCTGACTCCATCTGTTGCCAAACGTCTTTACCATAAATAGACTCTTGATCTAACCATTCTTTTGAACCCAAGTAATATCTTTGCCAGTGGTTTCTAATAAAATATTTTGGATTACCATAAACTTTTTTAACGCCATGTCTATATAATTCTCCTGGCTCTGAAAGATAGTTTGGATCACCAGCTGGAAAGACTAAAACATCTCCAGCTTTTGGTTTATAATAAAATAATTTATTGTCTCCTACCAAAAACTCTAGGCCTCCACCTTCGTAGTTATCGTTTAAATACATGGTACAGGTTACTGTAAATTTATATCCTCTGTGATTTTCATATTCCTGTTGATAATCTGTATGCATATGCATTGCTAAATCAACGTTATTATCATCAATGCCGCCCTCTACTTCATACTTACAAATAGAAGGACCCATTAATTGCCAAAGATTCATCTGTTTGTCTTCAACTGAATCATGAACAATTTTGTCTTTTTCTATTGGCACATTATGTATTTCTGAATAATGTTGTGTTGTTAAATAAAAAACTTCTCTAACGTCATCCCACATTTCTTTTTCTTGCTTATTTCTTTCACTATCAGTTCCTCTATCAAAATTTAACATGTTTGTTTCTTTTCCAAAAGTGTACCATCCTTTCCAATCTCCTAGGATAGACCCTTCTGGATTTTGTTCTGATTCAATAATAACTTTTTTTAAAAGATTAAGATCTTTAAATGGATTCTTGTAAACAAAAATTTTTGGATATATTTCTTCAAACTTTAGCGTCATGGTTTTATTTCTCCAGTATGTTCTAGTATCTGCCAAAAAAATGGGGATGTAAATCTGCCGCCAGATATTACTGGCCTTACTCCATGGACATACCATCTATCTCCTGGGAAAAAGTATGCAGATCCTCCTACTGGCTTAAACTCTATTCCTTGCACTGGAAAAAATAATTCTCCGCCTTCATAGTCATCATTAAAATAAAATAGTGACGCTATGTCATAGTGAGGAAAATCATTTGGAGTTCCAGCATCTGGACCCTCGTGTAATTCTTTATCGGCATGAGGATCTTGTCTTGCGCCAACTGGCCATCTAACTATTGCTGGACCAGTAGCCTGAACTTTAACATTAAAAAATTTTTCAACTTCTACCTGTAATCTTTGTATTAGCCCCTCAACAACATCTACAATTGTCGGGTCGTGAGATATTTCCATAGAAAGTCTTGTACACACCCTATCGGCCCATGCATTTGCATCATATATTACAGTTCCATTTTCATTTTTATGAGAATTGGTTATATCCCAAGTCTGATTTGTTCTGGCAAAGTTAGTTAGTCTTTCTTTTTCATACTCGGTTAAAAAATTAGGTAATTCAACAATATTTTCTTTTCCTTTACCAAAAAATCCAGATGGGGTAATAGAACCAAGGGACCTGTAATCGTGAGTATCGTTTGTATTAACCTGCTTTTGCATTATTTATATTTCCTTTTTGACCAAAATAATTTCTTATAGACCCCGCCCTCGCTGGTTCTAAATGTATCAGAAGTTTTCATTGTTTTTGCCATAATTTCTTTTGCAGTATGAAAAACTATTTCAGACTCCCAATCTTCTCTTTTAAATGGAATTACTTGTAAATAAGGAGTGCCAGCTGGAACTATTCCAGTAAATCCTTCTTTTAAGAAGAACGGAATAAGGCCAGATGTTGTAACCTTATCGCTATCTATTATACCACCCACAGTAATCCACGGCAATTCAAAATGATTTATTGGTGGAACATATATTGAACTATAACCTTCTGGTAATTCTGGAGCCCAATTTGCATACCAATGAAAATGCCATTTACTGCATCCTATTGGAGTTGCAAATTCTTGCATTGGCGGTCTTTCTCCCACAAAATCGTCAAAACCGACTGGAACTTTAACTTTTATTCTTCCGTTTTTTTCATAAAATTCTAAATCACATGGAGTCAATAACATATACCCAGTTTGAAAAGTATCAAGTACTGCAGGGCAGGCTTTAAAACTTAGCATCTTGCCCTCACCATTAAAATTTGCAACTGGATTTCCTTCATGATCTTTTACAAATGTGTCTGAATTTTCCCACCAATGGGGTAAGGTTTTCCTTGCCGTTACAGGAACAGTATCTTCTTTATTGTAATGTTTATTTGAATGAAATATAATTTTATTCATTATTTTATACCACACTGTTCTGGACCATCAACTATATTTAATCTTAAAACTTTTATTTCATGGTCTCCAATTTTATTTCCCTTATAGTTAACACCGTCTCTATAAAAATTTGTCCATTCGCCTTTTTTATTTATTTCTGAAACTATTTGTCCGTAATCCGCATCTGGGAAAAAATTAGATGGAAGATCTGATATTTTTTTAATTACACCTTCTGAATTGTTTAATGATTTTAAAGAAATTGGCATGACAGAAATAACTGGAGTGTTTGCTGGAATTGTTATTACTTCATTGGCTTTTGTTATTCTCCAAGCCACTGGAAACTCTCCTGCAAAAAAGGAAGTACTTATTAAAATAGTAAATGGCCAAACTCCATCTATTGGCCAATTTGGTGTAGGCATGGCCATCATGCTTAAATCTTCTTTGGTTCTTAATACTAATCCTGTTTTAAAACTAATAGTAGCATTTGATCTTCCAGTATAAACATATTTATGACCACTTAAAATTTTTACATGAGTATCTGTTGAGTCTGAAATTCCATCCCAAATGAAACTTATTTCTTCTGGAAAAGATATGCCCCAACCCAATCCATTAGATAATGTTACTGGAAAGCAGTGATATGCATGCTTATCAAAAGTCTCTTCCATCCATTGTCTTTTTATCGTTAATGGCTTTATTTCTGCAGAATAAGGGCTAGCCTTATATATCTCAAACTGCATATTTTAATATCCATCCTTTATAGACTTGTCTGACATAAATTGTCTATAAAATTGTTCATTGTGTGTAGCATCATTATAATCTGTCATTGTAACAATTGAATATTTTAATCCAGACTTTACTGGTAATGCTGCATGAGAAAATAAATAGTTAGAAGGGAAGATGTATAAATCCCCAGCTTTTGGCTTAATGGTTTTATCAATTTTATCAAATCTTATCCCGCCATCCTCATAATCATCATTGATATAGGCAACCATAGAAACAGTAGCTATGTATGACCAACCATGATCTGAGTGATAAGAAAAGTGTTGACCTGGCCCATATTTAACAAAGTTCATTGCCTCCCAATATTTCATTTCAATATTATAAAATGAACAATAATCATCTAAAGCAATTTTTTGAGCATCATGAACGTCTTGCCAAATTTTATCAAATTCTTTCATATACTTATCTTTGCCAGGATAATCAAAATATCTTAATTTAAAATCTACACAATCTCTATATTCTGGCATTTTTTCTCTATAACCAACCGTTGCATCTTGCCAGTTATACAAACCATTACTGTTTTTTATTGTATTTTCTAATCTATTAATAATTTCAAATTCTGGCTTTATTACATTTCTATAAACCCATAGTCCTGGAAATAATTCTTGTTTTTCCATTTATTTTCCTTCTTCTTTTCCCCATTTTCCAATAGGACATTCCGCATTAGAAAGCATTACTTTTGCTGACATGAGACAACCACATTTTAAACACTGATTAGTTATCGTGTAAAACTTGCAACCTTCACAAACTTTTAGTCTATTTTTTGCAACAGATTCATCAGATACATATTTTTCTAAACTTAACAGGTGCCAAGGTCTGGCCTCTCCTAAAGAGTTTTTCCATTCCTTCCATTTAGACATTATGCTGGAGCGTTAAAATTAATACCGTCCCAAATATAGCCTGCTGCAACAATGGTTGATTCATCTTCAATTTTTTTAATAGAAACTTCTCCAGCAAAGGCCGCCTGATACATATCGGCTTGTGCAGAACCTTCTATTGCAGTTAAAACTAAAGTAAGTTTATTGTCATATGTAAAAGCATATCTTTTATTTCTTGTTTCTTGAGTAGAAAAACCTGACTCTGTTCCTCCACTAAAAGAAGAACCGTCCCAAATAGCTCCTCTTTTTAAAAATTCAGTATTGACATTAGATATTTCTAGTCCAGCAACTGTCTCATTATTTGATATAGATAAATTTAAAATATTTGCAAGGCTAGTGTCTTCTTCTGAATCAGCTAATCTTATTACCTGAAAAACTTCCCAGGTAGTGGGGCTAGCCTTTGTCAGTAGTGCATATTTGTTCATTATATTCTCCTTGTATATATTTTATCATTTAATAATGTCTATGTCTAGATTACCAATGATTACATCCGTATCCGCAGACTCCTCCACCTACGAAGTGTGGTGGGAAGAATGGTGGGAAGTGTGGTGGGAAGAATGGTGGGAAGAATGGTGGGAAGAATGGTGGGAAGAACGGTGGGAAGTGTGGTGGGAAGAACGGTGGGAAGTATGGTGGGAAGAATGGTGGGAAGAATGGTGGGAAGAATGGTGGGAAGAACGGTGGGAAGTGTGGTGGGAAGAATGGTGGGAAGTGTGGTGGGAAGAATGGTGGGAAGAATGGTGGGAAGAACGGTGGGAAGAACGGTGGGAAGTGTGGTGGGAAGAATGGTGGGAAGTGTGGTGGGAAGAATGGTGGGAAGAACGGTGGGAAGTGTGGTGGGAAAAATGGCGGGAAGTGTGGTGGAGTAAACGTTTGAACTGTTGCCGTTGTTCCTCCAGAAGATTCTCCGTTAGCATTGCTTGCAAAAACTGTATAACTTTCATCAGCAGATGAATCTGGCAAAGATGGATCTGCAGTATCAAAAGGTGAAGTGGCACTAGCACTTAACTGACCACGTAAATTAGAAGTAACTCTAAAGGAAGATATTGCCTTACCGCCAGTTGCTGGATTAGACCAAGTAATTCTATCGCTTCCAGAAGGAATTGACCCTCCATGTGGACCAGAAGCAACTGATGGAGATGGTGCTGCTGGAACAGTTGTTGCTGTTACAGATCCACTTGTTGCTCCAGCAGAAGATCCAGCATTATTTGAAGCAACTACTGTAAATGTATAAGATGTGCCTGAAGCAAGCCCAGGAAATGTAAGGGATGTGTTTGCAGTAGTTTGTGTTGTAGTTGCAGGATTTGATGTAATTGTATAAAGAGTAGCTGGTGGTGAAGCTGCTGGCAAAGACCACGACAATGAGGCTGCGCCATTATTAAATGGCCTTCCTGTGCCTACGTCTGTTGCTGATAGGCCAGTTACTGCATTTGGCTCTAAGAAGTTGTCTTGTGCTGAGGATTTAATACCTCTCTTTTTATTAATTGCCATCTTTTTCTCCTATCAAATTTTGTTAAGCTGTTAAGTCTCCCATAATTATCCAAGTATCTGTTGCTCGCTTAAATAATGTTGCTGAAGAATATTGTGAACGCAATTTTAATCCAGGTGTACCATTTAATGTAACCCCTGCTGCGCCAGCAACTGTAATTTGACCTGTGCCAACCTGTAGGAGATCAATAGATGTTCCTATTGGGTAGGCTGTGGTTGAATTTGCTGGAATTGTTATAGTAAATGCTGATGAAGAATTGCATTCAACTAATGTATCTCTTAGCGATAATCCGCCAGTTGATAAATTATATGCAGCGGTAACTGTACTTATTGGCGTTCTTGATGGAACACCTTCTTTTGTTTGTGTGCCGTCTGTAAACGCTACTCCAGATTCTGAAACCGTTACTGTACCAGTAAATGTTGGGGAAGCAAGTGGTGCTTTAGCAGCAAGGTTATTTGTAAGCGTAGTAGAGAAGTTTGCATCATTGCCAAGTGCTGCTGCCAACTCGTTAAGAGTGTCTAGTGCTCCAGGGGCTGAGGCAATAACATTGTCTACTGCAGTTTTTACGAAAGCAGTTGTAGCAATTTGGGTTGTATTGGTTGCTGCTGCTGCTGTAGGTGCTGTTGGAGCTCCAGTAAGTGCTGGAGAAGCAAGTGGTGCGTAAGTTGAATCTGCAGTTGATGAAGCAAGCTTAGAATCAATCTGTGATTGAATTGCTGAGGTTACTCCGTCAACATATCCAAGTTCTGTAGCAGAAACTGTTGATGAAATTGCTAACTTAGTCCAATCAATTTCCGCTGAGGCATTAATGTCAGCATTTACAATTGTACCGTCTGCAATCTTTGCAGAGGTTACTGCGCTATCTGCAATTTTTCCTGTTGTTACGGCTAGATCATTAATCTTATCAGTTTCAACAGCGGATGCTCCTAGTTTTGCTGCAGTAATTGCAGTGTCTGCAATTTTACCTGTTGGTATTGTTGCATCGACAATCATTGCACCAGTTACTGTGCCATCTGGAAGGGTTACGGTACCAGTAAACGTTGGAGAAGCAAGAGGAGCTTTTGCATCTAGCTGTGTTTGAACTCCAGAAGTTACTCCGTTTATGTATGCAATCTCTACGTTGGAAACGTCACCAATACTTGTTGAAGCTGGAAGGGTAACGTTGCCAGTAAACGTTGGGGCAACAAGAGGAGCATAGGTTGAAGCAGCGGTTGCAGATGCAAGTTTATCATCTAGCTGTGCTTGAACCGAAGAAGTTACTCCGTTTATGTATGCAATCTCTACGTTGGAAACGTCACCAATACTTGTTGAAGCTGGAAGGGTAACGTTGCCAGTAAACGTTGGGGCAACAAGAGGAGCATAGGTTGAAGCAGCGGTTGCAGATGCAAGTTTATCATCTAGCTGTGCTTGAACCGAAGAAGTTACTCCGTTTATGTATGCAATCTCTACGTTGGAAACGTCACCAATACTTGTTGAAGCTGGAAGGGTAACAGTACCAGTAAGCGTTGGGCTTGCAATAGGAGCATAGGTTGAAGCAGCGGTTGCAGATGCAAGTTTATCATCTAGCTGTGCTTGAACTGAAGAAGTTACTCCGTTTATGTATGCAATCTCAGTTGCACTTACGTCTCCGATAGAAGTTGTAAGGGGCAAACCAACATTTCCACTAAATACTGGAGAAACAAGTGGTGCATAGGTGCTAGCAACATCAGATGCGTTTGCTTTTGTCGCTAAAGAATTTGTTACTGTTGTAGCAAAATTAGGATCGTCTCCAAGGGCTTCTGCTAACTCATTTAAAGTGTTTAAAGTTGAAGGTGATGCACTAATTAACGCTGTTATTTGTCCATCTGTATAAGATTCAGCATTTGATTGTGCTGTATTGGCAACTGTCTTGGCAAAAGCAGTTGTGGCAATCTGTGTGTTATTTGTATTAGAAGCCGCTGTTGGTGCAGTTGGCGTACCAGTAAGTTCTGGAGACGTTAAAGTCTTATTTGTTAATGTTTGTGATCCAGTCAATGTGGCAACTGTTGAATCAATATCGATTGTAATTAAGTTATTTACATCATCATATGTTTTATCAAGACCAGTTCCAGCAACAAGTGCTGCGTTTACTGCATCTTGTGACAATTCGTCTATGCTTGGTATCTGTGCATATGGCACCTTGCCAGAACCATCTAGAGTAGCTACGCCACCTGCTTCACCTTTTTGTGATAAAGGAATAAAATCGTCTACTGTGTCTGATAGCGCATAGTCTAAGCTATTCCATGCCGTTACGCCATCGCCAAATTTAAATGTGTTGGTATCTGTTTCAATACCAATTTCACCTGCTGCCAAAGTGGGATTAGCTGAATCCCATTGGTTTGAAGTGCCCCTTCTGAGTTGAATTCTTACTGTTGCCATGTTGTTTATACCCCTATATTAGAATTATACCACTTGCTCATTTTACTAGGAAACCACTCCCGAATCAAATGTAAGAGCAAATGATGAACTGCTTGGGGATCCGCCATCGGCAAATTTAATAGCCTCAGTCACAACCCCATCTCCACCAACAGAATATATTGGTGAACCATTATAATCAATAGCCAAGCCAATATCATTAAATCCTATATCGTTTGAGTCTGATATATCAATCCACTGATTATTAACTTGAATTCTTAATTTATTATTATCTGTATTAAATGCTAGGGGTACTGAGCCTAGTGTAACCTGTCCACCTTGGACTACTAGATTATTTTTAACTTTAAAATCTTTATTATTAGTTGCCACGAGTTCAATTTCCCCCGAATTTTAGGTGGGGGATTTTGTGTCCCCCACCAATTTTATTTAGTTGTTAGACAAGCAGAGTAGCGTGAGCCATTACCTCTGTACTGTTGTTTGTTGGAGTCACACGAATTCTGACATTTCCGCTATCAATATCAGCGTCAATTGTCATGAGTGATCCATTTGTTGTTGTAATACCATACTCGTTAAGAGCAATATTGTCTGAAGTGTCTAGTGTTACTATTAACTCAGAAACATGGGTATGTGAACCATGTTTTGCCTTAACAAGAACTTTAGCTGTTCTATAGTTTGTCTTATTCCAGCTTAGAAGAGTTGTAACTGCTGCGGTTGCAATATTTCCTGTTGTAGCCGCAACCTGACGAGATACTGAATTTACATCAAGTGCTGTAAAGTCTGTGTCGCCATCTAGTACATTGGCAAGAGCTGCTGCTGCAGTTGCCTCTGCGGCTGCTTGTGCTGCTGTATCTCCTGCATCTACATATTGCTTAGTAGCTGCATGTAGAGCGACTGAAGGATCTGCATGAAGTGTTAATGCTCCAGTTAGTGTGCCACCAGTTAGATTTAATTTACCAGCCAAGTTGTTTGATATAGTTGTAAAGAAGTTTGCATCATCATTAATTGCTGCTGAAATTTCATTTAATGTATCAAGAATACCTGGGGCTCCGTCAACAAGATTTGTTATTGCTGTATCAACATAAGTTTTATTAGCAATTATGTCTGTGTTTACCGAAAATGCACCAGTTCCTGAATTGTAAGATAATCCTGAACCTGCACTTACTGCCCCACGAGCACGAGCATCTGTGTAATATAGATTTGAACCCTCTCCAATATCTGAAGTTATAAGATCACCAATCTGGGAATCAGTATAGTCATTTGCATCCTGTAATGCATCAGAGGCTGCGCCATATGCATCAAATGAATTTGCAGCTACACTTACAACACCAGTTGCGGCGTTGTATGTGATTCCTGTTCCTGCTGATATAGCACTTCTAGCTCTTCCATTTGTAAAGTATAGATTTGAAGAACCTTCTGACAACTGATCAGTATTTGAATCTGCTACGCCATTTTCAGCAGTAATTGTAAGATTATTTGATCCATCTTTAGAAATTTCAATATTTGTTTTTATTGCATTAACAAGAAGATTTGCAGCCTCTTCTTTTGCACGAGCTGCTGTATAGTAAAGATTTGTTCCTTCTGTTAGCGCTGTGGTGCTGTGATTAGAAATATCTGAAACTGTACCAGTTACGTTACCAGTAACATTACCTGTTACGTTTCCAGTTACATTTCCTGTTACGTTACCTGTTAAATTTGCTGTGATTGTGCCAGCTGAAAAATTACCAGAACCATCACGCTTGACAACCTTATTAGCTTCATTTGCGGAGGTTGCGGTACCGCCTATCAGATTTACGATATACGATTGATCTGCGTCTTTCTTTGTTAAGATATCAAAGCCGTTTACGGTAGCGGTACTTCCTTCAACTACCAGGCCATTTTTTACTCTAAAATTTTTATTTACTGTTGCCACTCTGACAACCCCCTTATTTAAGCCTTAAGCGCAGTCCTCACAAATCTGGCTGTAACAGCCGAAGTTGTGGGGGTCACGCATAAACCAATTATACCTGAATTTACTTCAAATGTGATATTTGCTAAAGAATTTGAAGTATTTGATATTATGTTGGATTCTGATACATTTATATCGGTTCCATCATTTAATAACAAGTAGTCAGATGATACATATTCGTTATCCCTTGTTATTTGTAGACTGTATTTAATTGTTCTGTATATACTGGCAGACAAAGTATCCACGGTTGTCTTGTTTTCTATACCAGTTATAGTTAAATCATTATTGCCGTCAAGGCCAAGCAGCACTAGAGTTGAATCTGATTGATTATCTAGGTCAGCCAACTGAGATTCCAATGTTGAAATTTTGTAATCTAGAGATGTAGCTACGTTAGATCCATTTACACCAACCTTAGCCTGTAAAGCCTCTAGTGCATCATTTACGTTTCCATGTAATGCTGCATGGCCTGCTAGGCTATCTGTGCTTTGTGGATTAGATAAATCATCTAAAGTTGTTGGGAAATTAGTTGCCAATTTCGCCTCCGTCTAAAAGTGTCAAATCTGTAAAATTTGGATCACTATATGTTGAATTTGGAGAGCCTCCATCAAGTCCTATTATAGCAGGAATTTCTTCATTGACCGACGCCTCGTTATTAATATCTTCTGTAAAGTTAATTGTTTCTTGTAAGTTAACTGTGTGTACATTTCCATCGTAAGTGTGAGTGTGTATATAGAATGGGGCGGGATCTGTAGATCCAGGAGTTAAATCAACCCAAACTAAACCATTATATATTTTAATGTTTTTGCTTATTACATTAAAGTAAACATCACCTGCACTGCCAGATAAAGGATCTTCATCTAGTGTTAGTAAGTTCAATAATGATTTAAATTTGCGGGCCACTATTAAACTCCTATCCGATTACTACTACTCTATACTCTCCAGCTGAAGGTGCTACAGCAAATTTAATAGTTACTGCTGATGTTGATGTATGCTCAACATCTGCTTCTATTTGTGCATATGGAGAAGCAACTTCGTAAATTTGCACGACAACATCTTTCGTACCCAAGTTGTGAGTTACTGTATAAGTTGTGGCTGATGTGCTAAGTGTAGCCTTGTATTTTCTAGTTATTTCGTGGTAATTTGTACCATCATTTGTTAAAGTCCACTGATCGTCTGTTTCGTTCCAGAGTAGCTCTACGTCAGAAGAAGTTCCTCTGTTTACTTTTAACCCAGCATTTGCTGAAGGGGCGCCAGTTACATTTGTATTAAGTACAACTTTATTGTCAACAATATTAACTTCAGTTGTGCTAATTGAGTTAATTGTTCCTTGAACATCAAGGTTTCCACCAATTGTTAAATTACCAGTAACTGTAACATCATCTGGCAAACCAATTGTTACTGCTGCTGACTCAGATCCAGAACCAGATACTGTAACCTCATTTGCAGTTCCTGTAATTGTTGCTACATAGTTACCTGTAGTATCGGTTCCAAGGGCTACTGAATTAGGCTGAACTGTAGTGGTAATTGTTACATCGCCAAGATTTGTCATTGTAGCAGAACCAGCTACATCTCCTGATAATGTAATTACTGGATCTTTTGCTAAACTAACATGACCATTTGTAACAGAAAAATCTGTTGAATCAAAACTTGCAACACCCTTATTGGAAGAAGTTGCATCCTCTGCTGATATTGTTACTGTATTTCCAGAAACCGATGTATCAATTCCTTCTCCGCCAGTAACAGTTAATGTTTCTGTAAGTAGAGAAATTGTATCTGACCCAGAGTCAGAAGATATATTTAAATCTGTAGATATTGTTGAGCTGCCTGCTGCAGTTAATCTACCCTGTGCATCAACCGTAAAGGTTGGAATTTCTGTGGATGACCCGTAAGAACCAGCTGTAACTGATGTGTTATCTAAATCTATAGTTGTTGTACCAGAAGCATTGTTATATGTAGCAGTTAAACCTACACCACCTGATACAGAGGAACCGATTACATCTTGAATAACTTCTGTAGAACCAGAAGTAGGAATCCATTCCGCTCCATTGTAAAAGTAAAGTACATTATCGCTGGTGTTGTAGTAAACTTGACCAGATACTGGACTGCTTGGTGCAGAACCTAAGTTTTGAATTCGAGCATTGAGTAATTCGTTCTTGTTTAAATCAATGCTTACTAAAAATTTTCTTGCCATATTCTATGCTCCCTTAAGACAGGTATGCTGTCCCTGAAAATGGCTGTGCCATAGTCAGTGTTAAAGTGTTAAGACTATTATAGTCGATTCCAGTTTCTAAAACATCTCCAGCGCTAGATTTAACAGTCACATTTGGGCTAAACCCAAGATTGTGCGCTATTTGTATTGAATATAATCCATTTGATGGCCCTAAAACTTGAGCCATTTCCCAGGAAAATTCAAAAGATACCTTTTGAGCCAATTTAATTACTGCTGCGCCAGTCCAAGATGTTTGAGAAGGTTTCGGGCCATAGAACTCACTTGTTAATTTATTATAATAGAAATCCCCTTCAGTTCCTAGATTATTTGATGGAGCTCCATTCCCGTTAAGAATAGTTCTACCAGCTAATCCTTGAACTCCTGGGGAGCTGACGATAACTTTGTTTACATTTTCTATTACTTTAACATTATTTGTCATATAGTAACCGATCTATTTAGAGTCAAAAACCCTTCAAGGAGTTTTGTTTTATTTAAATTAGAATCGGTTAACATAAGGTCATAAGCGGACTTTGGATAAAACAATTTATTAGTTTGAGTTGGTGTCATTTTACAAGTTATTGTTCCTAACAAAGGATCAATAGTAATGCCACCGTCTGGTGAATTTAAAGAGAAGGCTAACTTGCTACCACCCTTTGTATCTCTAACCTGAAGCTTTGCAAAAGCTCCTGTTAAATTAATGGGATTTGCGTTTGAATCTTCATATTCTACTTTAAAAGTAAAAGTAGTATTTTGATCAACTTCCCAATTTTTTTGTCCTGCCATATGCTAAGGCCTCCTAAAATAGGAAAACTCCTATGCTTAATTTTAGCATAGGAGCAATCCTAATCGACTACTAAATTACGCCTTTTTGGTAAATCCAAAAGAATTTTCATTTGGATTTAATGCCTTTAGAATAACTGGTAAGCATGCTGCTATACCACCCTTAATTAAATCTCCTGGGTCAGTATTGCCAGTCATATATAAAGCAATTGCCGCACCTAAAAAGTGACGACCATAGCTTGCCAACGCTGCTAGAATTTTTTCTTGCATTGTTACCTTTCCATCATTATTAAGATCTTGTTTCATTAAAGACCTCCTATTTCTGGGCTTTGTGCCCAGGAATTTTGGGTGTTAACCCAACATTAATTGTACCACTAAGCCAAAATATCTACAATCTCACAATTGCCATCTGAGGTACAGGCTAGGGTTTGTGTGCCGCTTGTTCCGTCCTCTGTCTCGTAAAAAGATAAATCTTCCCACCGAATTGAAGATGGCATTTTAGCAACAAGTTCAAAATATTCTGTTTCTGTTATTTCTTGATATGGTGCTTGCTTATAAGAATGATCTGAATATGGTAAAAATGATATTCCAGAAACTTCATCAAAATGTTCCCACACCCAAGATCCGACAGCCATCCATTCATCTTCGTGAACCGAAACTGTAATAGAAGGTTTATGTTCACACCAAGCACGTTGATAAAGAAGCCATAAATTTAAATGATCTATTGCCGTTAAATCTTTTCTAAATGTTGCTTTTTCTGGAGATTTAACTGGAAAAGAAAAAACATAGGTATTGTTTGGGTTCATAAAATCATCTTCACATGGAATGCCAATATCTTTTAAAAAATTAGACAAGGGATCTTTTTTGTCACCACGAACCGTTCGAATATAATATTCAGAGTGCCAAGGATGCATTCCAGAAGAAACTCCAGTTAATTGAGAGACTGTTCCAGAAGGCTTGACACACGTTACCGCTGCTGAAGAATTAATTCCTATATGTTGTGCCTCTACAGCGTTTGCTTCTCGTGCACGAGATCTAAGCCTTTGCAGTAAATGTTCAAGTTTTGTATAATTATCTTTTTTTATGTGATCAGCATCGCAACACAGGACTGAACAACCTTTACCACAATTAAATTCTTTTTCTCCTCTAGCTTTTCCAGAAAATATTGAATTTCCAAATTGTCCAGTTAATGATACTCCCAACAATCTTTCTTCTTCTGTGTTCTGCTTCCAGATATCTCTTAAATATTGAAAGTCTGTTAATGTAGATTGCCATGTTCCTAATATTGCAGCTAGCTGAACCTTTCTTGATACTGATTCCTCATTGTCGTTTTCACGTATTACGACCTCGGACAGGTTACAAAATTGATACGGTCTTAAAATAATTTCAGAGCAAGGGTTAGTCCCGTAATGTATGTTTGGGTCTCTTCCATATAAGGCTGCCTGTTTTTGTGCAGCAGAGACATTATAAATTCCACGTTCTCCAGATTTTGAATCATAAAGATTTTTCCATTCTGTAATAAATTGTTCCATTGGTGGTTTTCTAGAATAAGCAACAGAGTTATTTGAAAGTGCTCTTTGAGAGTTAGTTTCCCACCAGTTTCCAGATTTTGCGTGAGCCATTTCAATATCATTAATATTAGATAACGAAATCATTGCTGATCTTCTAACTCCTCCGACAACAACAACCTCTCCTATTTTGCACATTATGTCATGGCATTCAATTGGTTTTAACTGTCTCCCAATTGCATTTTTTAAAGTTTTAATAGTAAAATCAAAAAGATTAATTAAAGGTTGGGGGCCAGAAGATCTTCCCCCCATGGTTTTTAATCTAGCGCCAGCAGGTCTTAAATTAGTAACATCTACAGATGGAATTTTGCCATTCCATAAAAATTCAATAAGTTTTCTGTACGCATTTGCCCAACCTGTTTTTGAATCTTCAACAACTATAACATCATTTGTTTTTTCTAAAATCAAAGGAACTTCTGGAAGTTGATTTATGTATTTGTATTCAACAGAAAATCCTACCCCTGCGCCACACATTAATATATACATTGTTTCATCAAAAGATCTAAGACTATCTACTGGAAGATAAGAGCAGTTGTATCCAGCTGCGTTGTCTCTTTCTAATGCTACCCCCGCAGTCATAACAGCTCTCATCGATGGCATTACATTTCTTGAATACACTGCATCTTTAAGATTAGATAAAACAATTGGATCTGGCGTGTAATCAAATTTTTCTTTAAGGTGATTTAATATAAATTTAAAATATCTATCTACAGATTCTTTCCATGTTTCCCTTCTGTTTTCTTCTGGAATCCATCTTGCATATCTAGATATAGCAATAAAATTTTCGTATGGGTTTTTTATAATATAAGAAAAAGGATTTTCTTCTACAAGTTGCATAGGTTTTTCTTCAAAATAATCTGAAGACAATTTAAATGAATCTAAATATGACATTAAACACCTTTTCCTCGTTTTGCGATTGTATTTTAAATTAGTAAGAAGACAATTCTACCAAAAAAAATTCTAGAAGGGAAGTGTTTTTGCTTATTATATGGTAAATAAACTATAACATTATCAGTTAACCATAAGTATATTTTTAGTCAACTAGCTTGACATATATCATAAAACAATGTTATTATTATAGTCCGTTATCTCTAATGGAGGAAATGCCAATGGAGAATATGAAAGAAAAACTTAGTGATGTTATTCATCATTATGTTGCAATAGCGGTTGGTTTAATGTTTTTATTTTCTGGTACGCCAGTTATTAATACACCGCCAGCCGAAGCTCTGATTGTAAAACCAGAGTCAAAAACAGAAGCACAACTGAAAAGAGAAACGCTGGAAAAATTCAGCAATACTGTATACAAGCCTTCGGAAATGTTAACAGACAATGAGTTGGTAAAACTTCTCAAGGCTGTTGGTTTTGAAGGAAACGCCCTTAAAATGGCGTGGGCCATTGCTAAAGCGGAGTCTAACGGACGCCCTATGGCACATAATGGCAACAGGAATACTGGAGACAGTTCCTACGGAATTTTTCAGATCAATATGCTGGGAACTCTTGGCACAGATCGTAAAGAGAAATTCGAATTGAGATCAAACGTACTTTTGTTTGATCCAGTCATAAACGCAGAGATAACGTATTATATGACTAAAGGCGGAATAGATTGGTCATCTTGGCCTAATTCTATACCAAAAGCAAAGAAATTGATAATTCAATTTCCAAAGTAGTTAGGAGATAAATATTAAGATACAGATAGTGTCTAAATATTTAACTCTTGCAAGAGAGGGTCTTGTTCCACAAATGGATTGTCCATTATGCCAAGGCCTTCTTTTTGCAAATTCGGACGGGGAAGACCAAATATTTATGTATTGCCTTTCTTGTGATTATAAAAAATATATTGGTATGCACCTATATAAAAATATGAAAGGTCTAGTAGATGCCATTAAAAAATGAATTTGATGAAAATTTAAGAGCTAAGGTAGCTAAAAATATACCATGTGTACATATGCCTGGATTATTGCTAGCGGAAAGAGCCCTAATTGTAGTTAAAGAATATTTAGAAGAGTCAAAGTCTCGTGGGCTTATCACCATAGATGACGTTTTGGAAGACATGAAGGTAAAAAATGGAGAATCTGAAAGCAACTAATTTAGAAGATAATTTGCCTATGGTAAATTATATAATGCTTCATAGAATTTATGACATGCTCACTTTAGTTGCTAACCTATTAGCAAAAGATGAAGAATCTAGACTTCAGATTTCAAAAATGGTAGAATATCATAAAGAGGGTTTCTTGCTGGGTCCCTCCCCAGCATTTAGAGCGGAAGAAAACAATGAACAAGGATAAAAATTCTGTAGTTGAATTAATGACAACTGTATACGAAGCAATGAATACTAGAATGGCCCTTATGTCGGGCATGTCGGAAGAAGAAACAGAAGAAAAAACAACACAGTCCAGGCCTGCAATAACTTATTACATGTCTGAGATATATGATCGTCTAGAACAAAATGACTTATTAAAGTATGAATAAGTGATATAATTATGTCATGCCAAGAAATTTTGCTAAAAAAATGTATGGCCCGTATTTTCCATATGATCACGGGCGAAAACATACTGATGAAGAATACCGAGAAAAAGATCTAGAGGCAAAGATAGAAAAACTTATCACAAGGATAATAAATAAATTTAAAAGGAAGTAGCCTTAGTTGAGCATTAGCTCCCAAGGCTATGCACGTGAGTGCAGCAGGTCCCGAATAGATCCGCCTCTATTCGGGATTTTTGCTATATATAAATCCTACCATCACAAACCTGTTACCAGAAATAATTTTTTTTACCCCGTGAGTGCATTCTTCTGATGTTTCATGAACTAAAAGAGTTCCTGATAAAGGCTTAAGAATAATATTTTTATCAGTATATACAACCTCTCCCCCCTCATAGTCATTGTTTAAATACAATACATATCCATAAACTGGAATTTCATTATTGTCAGAAGAATAATTTTCTTTGTCTGAATGTGGGTAAAATGCCCATTTGTCATTAGATTTTTTATATTTTAAAACTTGGTCTGGCACATATATTCTTTCATTATTTTTAATTAATGATAAAAATTTATTATTATATTTGTCTAATATTTCTTCTACTGTTTTATCTAAATTTATTTTTTTTGTAAAATGTATACTATGAGGCCAGCTGTTCCAGCCGTCTTCTAACTGACAAAAAGATAGTATGATTTGTAAATCTATCTTATCTATAAAATTTTCAATATAAAAAATATCTTTATCCAAATAAATTTTATCCATTAAAGATCTCCTAGTATTACGCTTTTCTCTATAGCCTTATTGTATAACTTGTAATGTTCTTCTAAAGGCAAACCTTTAATCATTTCCAGGTGGCGGTTATACAGAACATCTTTTTTTGAAGTAACAGTTTTTCTTTTGTCTTGAGTTTTAACGTGCCAACTAGAGTAGGATTTAAAATCTTCGTTGGTTAAGGAAAAGAATTTTCCCAATGAGTTACACAAAAATTTGGCAACCTTGTCTGTATTACTAATAACATCTTTAAAGTCAAAGAAGGTAACATTATGGTCTAGCATCTCAGAATAGTGATCTAAAAATTGATTACTTCTAAACTGCATTTGAGAAAAATTTTCCATTACATTTATGGATGTTAATGACTCAATTGGATCTCTTGCAATTGAAAAAACCTTAGAGTAATCTTTGCCTGCGGCAGACTGTATTTCATACATTCTAGATTTAAAGAATTCCGATGGAGTATCTTTATTTATTTTTACGTAGTGTCCAAAATCTATATCCAGGTCAGTATTTAAGTCTAAATACCATGATAGCCAATTTTTACCAGATCGGGGATAGGTTAAGAAATAAGCGTCAGGTTTTAAATTTACAATCATTATTTACCAAATAAACTTTATTCATTAAAGATCTCTTTTATCTTTATTTTTGTTTTCTATGTAGTTTAAGTTTAGCACAACACGAATATTTGTATCTGTTTGAGAGTATCCACTATGCATAATATTAGAATCAAAAACCACTAATCTATTTTCTAAGCTCCCAATTTTCTCTCCGCTTTCAAACATAGTAAATCCATTATTTGTGTTTAAATAAAATATTGCAGTGGTATGTTTCATTTTGCTATCGGTATGCATACCACCCTCAATATGAATAGGAGTTCTTGTTCCAAGATTTGCTTTTACTCTCAGTATCTCTTCTGGATTAATTTTATTTATTAATGGCATAACATCTGAATAAAAATTAGATTTTACCCCAACATCTTTTCTATACATTAAATTAAAAAATTGAAACTTATCTATTTCTTTTATTTCATTGGGATAGGCTACGTTAGGACTGTAGTACCATGGAAATTTTTCGTTATCTATAAAAACACTTTTTATTACTGCAAACTCTTTTTTGTCTAAATAGTTATCAAATATTTTGATGCTCAACTATATCCTCTTTTTTGTAAGTAAATCCAGTAAAAACTATTCTTCGTCCTCCAGAAAACCTTAAGACTCCATGCTCATATTCTTTTGATCCAGGATGACATAACAATGTACCAGATTTAGGTTTAAAAATAATATTTTTATTAGTATATTTAATTTCTCCTCCAGAAAAATCATCTGTAATAAATATTACAATACCTTGTGCAACATTTGCAATTACACCATCATGATCAATATATGTGTCTTCTGTATTGTCTGAATGTGGTTGCATTATCCATTCGCCATTAGGATTTCGAGGGCTTCCTAAGTTTTTTTCATCTCCATAAACTATAATTGGAGGAGATCCACATGACCTATAGAACTGAGTTTCATTATTTAAAAGATCTAATAATTTAGAATTATATTTTTGCCACAGATCACAAATTGAAGGGACTTCATAAATTTGATGAATTGCATGCTCATAAGCAGCTGATTTGGGAACTTTATTTACTTCTTCAACAATTATTTTTATGTCTTCTGGTGATACAAAATCTTCTATATAAAATATATTTTCTTCTAAATATTGCTTTTTAAATTTACTTTCTTTTCTTTTTTCTTCTACATTTTTTAAATTTAAAAAATCATGCGTAATGTTTTTAGTACTATCTTCAATTTTTGTTCCGTATGGAATAAAACCTTGAGATGGTCCCATTCTCCAAAAATGTGGAGTTATATATTTATATCCTTTAGGGTAAAGGGCTTCGTGTTCGTTTTCTAAATCAGAAGATTTAAACATAATTATGCTGCCAGCCTCTGGCTTTATTGTTAAGTTATGTTTAACAAATTTTAATTCTCCGCCCTCATAATCATCATTATAATAAATAACATATGAGTGTTCTAAATCATCATATGGGCAATCGGTATGAGGTCCTCTACTTGACATTGCGTTATATCTGCCAATTACATACCCTCCAGATGAAAGTTTTGGATTATGCTTTGTATCTATTTTCATCAAATCTGCATAAATTTCAGAACATTTATTAACTGCATCATCAATAGATTTAAAAACCCAATAACTATCTGTATACACTTTATCTCGATCTGCTACATTATCAATAATGTTATATATGCATTTTGCTGATCCAAAATCAGGAGAAACAATACCTTCTTTTTTCCAATCTCTTTCTTGCTCTAACGAAAAAGCATACTGGTTCCCCCAAGGAAGCCAGTCTGTTATCACATTATTGCTTGTTTTATTTATATAGTCTATAATTTCTTTAGAATTAGGTATTGCATTTTTAAAATAAAATATCTTTTCATTAAATACTTCATATTCCATACTATATCCTCCCAATTAAGTGAAAAAGTGCGGCGGAAAGTGAACCGAAAAATAGAACCATCAATATCCCTTATTCTTCCATTTATCACTATCAAATTCACTAAAGGATGCCAATAGGGCAAAACCCATTAATATAATGCCCACTATGCATCCAATTATGAAGACTGTTTCCATATATATATTATAATATATTTTTTATATATTGATATCTGGGGATATTAGATTTTAGCAAAGCCCCCCTTTCCCCCCGTTTGTAAAAATTACAAAAAGAGAGAAAGGAGGTTTATTTGTAGCTACACATCTGGTACATATTGAGTTTCAGTGTAAGCCCCCCACAAACCAAAAGTAAGTGTAGCATTTAGTTTTCATCAAAGTCAAGAGGTAATTAATATGAATAAGAAATATTAGGGACATAAAGCGCCCTATCTATTCCGCATCTTTGAGGTCTAATCAAACAAATTTCACATTTACATAAAGGTACGTATCCTTTACCTGGACCATCATGCCACATCTGTATTGTAAATGCTTTGGTACCTTCAGTTAAAAGTTTTGTGCCATGACTCAATTCTTTATCCGTAGAACTAAAAATTATTATATCCCCTGCATTTGGCTTTAATTCAAGCGGGTAGGATTCAAAGTATAATTCTCCTCCAATATAGTCATCAGTCCAATAAATTAAAATTGAATGTTCTTCTCCAACATAATCATCTGGAGTGTCTATATGAAAATTAAGTTGATGTAGTAAATTATATACGGATATTGCAAAGCTTTTTTCAGGCCTAAATTCAACCTTAACATTATTTTTTTCTTTATAAATTTCAACACATTGAAGCAAGATTTTTCTAAAACTGTTTAAATATGAAAGCGTTTTTTCATCACAATCATTTTCGTTCCAATATTTTTGATGAAATGATTTAGTTTTACCATAATTCTGATTCCATGTATCATCTCTCCAATCTTGCCATTCGCTAACAGCTAGATTGCTTGTTTTGTCAAAATACTCAAACATTTCTTTTGCATTTGGTATTGCTTTCTCAAATACAAAAATTTTGTCGTGTAGTATATTGAGATTAATTTTAGTACTCATGAGGCTTGGTATAAAAATTTTCTGGCAAATCATTTTTACCAAATATATCAGTTACAGCACTAGACATTTTAATTGCATCAACACCTTCATATAATTGATCTTTTTCTCTCAATGCCTGCGCTTCTGGTAAAGATGCAAATCCTGCCACTATATAACGGATTCTATTGCCCTTTACAGGCTTTGTCCCATGTAAGTAGTCCTCCCATCCTGGATGTAGGAGCAAATCGCCCTTATTTGGCTTGTATTCAAAATTTACGTATGGATAATATATTTCTCCCCCGTCAAAATTGCTTATATAATGGGTAACTCCAAATACACATTTATTATCTAGCCCCAGTGATTCCGCCAAATTATCAGCATGTTCAAACATGGTCTGTCCTTCTGTCATTCTGTGAACTGAATTCATGCTTTCTACCCAAAGTTCTTGATTAAATAATTCTTGTAGTCTTACACGCATATGTTTTAATTCTTGATCTAAATCAGGATCTTCTACAAAAAAGAATTTCCCGTGCCACCATTCTCTTTTATTTTTTTCCCACCATGCTTCTTCTCCAAATGATTCTGCATGATTTACTAGTCTGTCGCAAAGATCGTCTGATAGCCAGTTTTTTAAAACAACTATATTTTTTTCTATTAAAACAGCATTGGGTTCTTTTTCTAAAATTTGAGTTAATTGTTTTTTGACTATTGATGCATATGGTTCCATATTAGTTAAAACTATCTCCACAGGCACAGGAGCCCTGAGCATTCGGATTGTCAATGGAGAACCCCTGGCTACTGATTGTGTCTTTAAAGTCCATTGTAGCCCCTTCTAGGTATATCCAGGACATCTTGTCTACCCTAACATCAAAATCTTTATATCTAATTAACTCATCATCTTTAACTTCATAATCAAAATAAGTTTGATATCTTAATCCAGAGCATCCTCCAGGTTGTACAGCTATTCTCAAGAATAACGTTCTATCTGTAAAAATAATTTGTTGTTCTTTTATTAATTCTCCCGCTTTTTTTACAGCAGATTCAGTTAATTTCATGCATTAATTATACACCCTCACGCATTCTAGTCAACTATAATTTAGATTTTAAAAAATGTTAATATAGATTTATTTTGTATGATGCACTATCTAGAGAAATCGGACATTTCGGATAGTGCGCCCATAGTTAGCGCATTTTGTGATTATAATCACAGATGTTTCATGTGAAACACATCACAGATGTCCGAATTGTTCTATTTATACTCTTGAAAATGTCAGTCCCCCATGATAATATTTAATTATTAGATAAACAGAAAGGAAATATCATGTCAAATCTATACTCAGTAGAATCTCTACTAATTGGCAAGGCTTATCGGTCTGCCTCCGTTGAAGGTGTTATTACAGACGCCGAGCCTTATACTAAGGCTTACTATGCTGATGCTGATGCTTATCGTGTGCGTGTTCGCCCTAGTGGCTCGCTATCCGATACCTATCGAATCGTAGCCGTAGCGCATGTGAGCTAAATCACATGCGACACGCATAGGATAGGCTTGGAAATGTCAGTCCCCTATGATAGTCTTACAGACATAACAATTAAATAAGAATTAGTAGAGCGTGAGCCTAGCAAATAAACCGAAAGGGTGAGCCTAGCAAATAACCGCTCTACAATACAACTAAATAAATTACAATTAATAAACGAATAGGAAATAAATAAATGAAAATCACTTACTCTATCTGGCAGGGCTCCTTAATCAAGGGTTCAAAGTTCACCGCCTCCAAAATGTCCGAGATTATCTCAGTAATCGAAGACCTAAACTCGGCTAAGCCAACAACTAAGTTCGAGTATTTCATAACACAAATCGAGCAGAATTAATGAACGCTCAAGTTTTCGAGTGCGACTCTTGCTTTGGTCATGGGGTAATCTTTATCGGTGATGATGAAGATTATTTCATTGAGCCTTGCTTATGTCAGCCCGACCCGCTATAATAAAGCCCTAAACGAAAGGAAATAAATTAAATGTATGCTATGTCATGGGAAAGAGATGTATCTACTTACAAATACGAATCAATACAAGACCCTTACTCAGTAGAGTTTGACGAATACGAATCAAGCGAGAGAGATTTATCGCTTGACGAATTGCTAGAAAATGAGTTAGACGAAATGGAAATAGAGGAAATGCTATAAATGGATAACTCACACCCACTAGCCCCTGTCGGTGGCAGGTGCTACAATTACAGACAACACAAAGAAAAGGAAAACAAATAAATGACCGCAACTTACACAGATTACCCATTCACAAAAGATGGTGTTAATTTCATTTCAAGAGTTTATTCTAACTCACCACATGCAAAAGATATTGCAGAAATGCCTCTTGCTGATTTCGCTAACCTTAATGTTGAGGCTATTGACGAATTAATAGGCAACCCTTCTCTCTTAACTCGTGAAGAATTAGAGCATGAGTTAGCCTGCTTAAATGAGGGTGGCTCTCACTCTTTCGTCATGCTAAACGATGAGGTGTTAGTATGAGTTTAACTAAAACACATTTCAAGGCTATCGCCTCAATTCTTAACGATGTAAAAAATGACATTCACCCACAAGTCTATGAAGATTTAGTAGATGGCTTCTCAAATTATTTTGGAATTAAAAACGAAAATTTTGACAAAGCAAGATTTGAAACTGCTTGCGGTGTTGATGAGTTAGGACTAATTCCATCATGACAATTTTAACAACTGATGTAATTGCAATAATAATTGCGCTTCTCGGTTTAATCGGAATTACAATTCACGGACTAATTACACTTAGAAAATTAGAAAATGAAAATACAAGATTGAGAAAAGAAAATCTTGAAATGAAATGGAATCAAATAAAAGTTTGATCTAAAATTTCCTCAGCTGTCCCCCAGCTGCCCGCAACGATTGTGCGGGCGATTTGTCCGTTACGCCCGATTTTAAAAAACGCTGGAAATTTGTGAGATTTATCACACGACACGCCGTCTCATTATTTGATATTACTGGCTAGTAAGTAGAAAAATGTCAGACCCCCATGCTAAAATGTAAGAAATTAACGAAAGGAAAACTAAATGAAAATTTGTTGCTTTTGCGAAAAAGATTATTCAGATGAAGCCTTATTTTGCGGTTTCTGTAATGAGTATAAAAGTCTAATGACTGTTGAGGAATTTGACGCTATCTACGGATAATGTCAGACCCCCCTGCTATAATTAAAATTCAACGAAAGGAAAACTATAAATGACACCTCAAGATAAATGGGAAAGACTCGCTAAGATTGAGCAACTAGCGAAAGATAAATACGGAAAAGATTATGCCCACGCTCTTTGGAGTTCTGCCTCATGCTTTTTAGAAGAATATGAAATGACAGTCATGGAAAATGTGATGAAATGAAATTAGCTGAATTTAGAGAATTTATTATTGCTGAGCGTGAAGCAACACGCCAGCAAAACCTTGCGGCAATTTTGTCGGTGGTAAATGCTACAATATCAGACAACAACGAACGAAAGGAAAACTAAATGAGTAAGACACAACAAGCACTAGCAGATATTCTTGCGTGTAAATTATGCGGTGGCAAGGGCTACAATTATTGGGGAAATGGCGAGGACTACGATATTGAAAATTGTATTTGTAATCCTTATGGTTTAATTATTGACGGCGAGGAAGTTATCTATTCCGAACTAATTGACGAAAGTCTATTCACAACTAGCGAGGCTAACTAATGTATAAAATTTCTGTAATCTATGACGGAAAGCCTCACGAAGTTTTCCAATACTCAGACGCTCTTGACGCTTTTCACACTTATTTATTTAAGTGTGTAGATGTCGGCTTTGCTACAAATAGCGCAACCTATAATTTAGAACTACCTGACGGCAAAATGTATAGTAAAAATTTTGTGCGTGGTATTGGTTTTGTAGGTGGTAAATAATGATGACTAAAAAACACTATATTGAAACCGCTAAAATTCTAAAATATGTTAGCGATAAAACTCACCCTGCCGTTTTTTCTAAAATGGTAAATGACTTTGCGGAAATGTTCGCAAAAGATAACCCAAGGTTTGATGTAAATACTTTTCACAAAGCGAGCAATTATCATGTTCCAAAATTTACCTCGGATTAAAAAAGTTTTGGAATTGCGCCGTAGTAATGCGGCCTCTCCAATAAAATCTAAAAAAATCTATTCACGAAAGAGAAAGCATAAAAATAAAAATGTTTGAATTTATTTTATTTGTTGGCGCAGTTTCAATTTTTGGTTTAACTGTAATTAATTTAATTAGGTTGCGCCAAGATCAAAAAAATTGCTAAGCGCCCGCAAATACTGTGGGGGCCTGCAGCTCGTTACGTCAAATTAAAAATACCCCTGGAAATTTGTGAGATTTATCACAAAAAATAATTAGAACTAATTTAATAAATGTCGGTGGGCTAGGCTATAATTGCGACATAACCAAACGAAAGGAAATATAAATGGAAACTGCTATTGATACAACAAATTGGATTAAATATCCTTTTACTCTTGATGGAATTGATTTTGTGTCTTTAATAGACCCAAAGGGAGATTTTTACCCACAATTAGAGGCTATGCCTGCTGAAGTTAGAAATAATCTTAACAAGCAAGCACTTAGAGAGTTTATTGGCTCACCCACCAATTATTCTTTAGAGGAATTACAGGGTGAATTAGATGAAGTTAATCTCGGCTATTCGCAGGCTTTCTTAGCCTTAGCCTAATAATGTCGGTGGGTTAGGCTATAATCTAACCCACTAACCGAACGAAAGGAAACAAATGTTATCAACCGCAACTGCCTTAATTAAGGCAACCGAGGAAGCAATTTTTGATGATGAAGCCATGGCTTTTGCTCAAGGTTTTTGCCTTCATGCTAAAGACTTAAATGAAAAACAATTCGCTAAGTCTATCTATGTTTATTCCTCCATTATCGCAAGCCTAGCAGTAGATAAGGCTATGAAGGTATTACTAAGTAAAGAGCAGGTAGAGGAACTATGCTCTGCCATTGACGAATTAGAGCAAATGGAAAAGGAAGTGTTAAATGGGGAGTAATTTCGCTCATGAATTAGCTGACTATGACTTAGGATTAGATTTATCTACTGCTATAAGGATACACCTAACTGCTAATCATTACCCGCCCGTTCCCGTATCTATGGTGGAACCTTGCATAGATGCTATTGACGCATACCATAATGAGGACACGGATCAAGAAATACAAATGCCCGAAGGTATAACCTATAAAGGTAAAAAGACCGCCCCTGCTTGGGCTATCATAGAGCAACACCACCTAGAGGCTTGGTGCGAATAAATGTCGGTGGGCTATGGTAAGATAGCCCTCCAATAACGAAAGGAAA